TAGTTGTGTTGCAGCATATGCTTTCGAAGGAAATGCAAATGATTTATCTACAAACTATAATGGAACAGCATCAAATGTAAGATATGATTACAGTGGTACTGCGTCTAATATAACTTATGCTACAGGCAAATTTAATAAAGGTGCTGTATTTAATGGTAGTAATAGTGTTATAGATATAGAAAACATGAGAACTGTAATGGGTAATAACTTTACGGTTTCTTTATGGGTTAAAACACCATCTACTTTTGCAAGTAGTGGCTACCCCGCTGTTCTTTCTATGTATGGCTATACTGGATCTGGAAGTGCATATGGTTGGGATATTGAATATAACAACAGTAATAAACTTTCTTTTTATTGGGTTAGTTCATCTGGTGTAGGTAATTATATTCAGAGTTCAGCATTATCCGCAGATACTTGGTATCATGTAGTTGCTCAAAAAGATTCTTCTAGTGCTAATTTATATATTAATGGACAATTAGATAATGATAGTTCATCTATTTCCGGAAATGGACTGTATTATAATAACTTCAATAGAATGACTATTGGAGCTAAAAGACTAAATTATGGTTCTACATCTGGTCATATATCTGGTATGGTAGATCAAGTAAGGCTTTTTACAAAAAAATTAAATGCGGGAGAAATAAATAGTCTTTATAATGAAACTACAACATCAGCTGCAATAGCTACTATAAATAATCCATCCACTATAGCATATTATAAAATGGCTGATGCTTTCGATGAAACCGATTCTTATAATGGAACTCCATCAAATGTAGACTTTAATGTTCAAGGTAAATATGGTTTTGCTGGTAAATTTAATGGAAGCAGTAGTTTAATAGCAATCGGAAGTCCTATACCGAATACAGATACAAATGTAGCCATTTCAGCTTGGGTAAAGTTAAATAGTGGCATTAGTGGGAATATGCATATTACAGGAACAGGCATAACAAGTGCTGGTTCGGAAGCACCTTTTAGAGCTACTTTACAATATCAATCTGCTAACACATTTAGACTTTTTGCTTTAAGGCAAGTTGCAGGTACTTATTATTTAGCTGATAATAGCACACTAACAGATGTTACAATGAACGCTGGTGTGTGGTATCATGTTGTATGGTCTTACAACTCAACAGGAAGGCAACTATCAACCTTTTTAAATGGTGTTGCGATTGATTCAAACAAAGCAATGTCAACAAGTGGTAGTTCTGTAGATGATTCTACAACAGTAATTGGTTCTTTTAGAAGTACATCAGGACCTTTTTTTGATGGTGATATAGACCAACTAAGAATTTTTAACAAAACAATTAGTGCGGCAGAAGTTACGAAACTTTATAACGAAATACAATGTGCTAATACTATAGATACCCCTGAAAGTTATTTTAATACAAAACTATATACAGGTAATGGTAGTACGCAAGCTTTAACGGGTGTAGGTTTTGCTCCAGCGTTTGTATGGATTAAAGCTAGATCAGTAGGTTATTCTCATTCATTACAAGACACCGTAAGAGGTCCCGGTACTGGAACTTCTTTATATTCAGATTTACAATCAGCTCAGGGTACTTATGGTTCGTACGGACAAATTAGTGCTTTTGGTACAGATGGTTTTACTGTAGCAAGTGGAGGCCATGGAACTTATCCTACTGCACAAGTAAACCAAAATGGTGTTACTTATGCATCGTGGAACTGGAAAGGAGCATCATCTAGTGTAACTAATAATGTTGGAACAATTACAAGCACAGTTAGTGCGTCGCCTGAATCTGGGTTTAGTATTGTAAAATATACCGCAACAGGTACAATTATAACCAATACTGTGGGGCATGGACTCACGACCCAGCCTAGCTTAATTATTCAAAAAGGTGCTAATACTACTTCAAATTGGTTCCCAATTACAGATGTTATTGACGGTAGTGTTGATTATTTAATGTTAAATTCTAATGGAGCTAAAGGTGATATGAGTGGAATTTATGCTGACTTTAGTATAAATGATACAACATTTACTAATTGGTATTCTAATACAAGCGGTGAGATAATAACATATTGTTTTGCAAACGTGGACGGTTATCAACGTATAGGCTCTTATACTGGGAATGGATCAGCTAATGGTCCTTTTATTTATACAGGCTTTGAACCTGCTTGGATAATGATTAAAAGAACAGACGCAGCAGGCGCGTGGAATATATTTGATAATAAAAGAAATTCAGCTAATCCAAGAAATTCAATTTTACAAGCTAATGTGGCTGATCAAGAATATACAAATACTAATTATAATATTAATTTTTACACAAATGGTTTTCAGTTTTTAAATAGTACTGCTGATTGGAATGCTAGTGGTGGAAGTTATATATTTATGGCTATAGCTGCAAATCCAGATACTACAGCCCCAACTAAAGCTAATAGTTTTAAAACTAAAATATATACAGGCACAGGAAGTACGCACGCTATTACCGGCTTAGGATTTAAACCAGATTTTATATGGACAAGAAATAGAGATACTACAGATAGCTCTGCGCTTGTAGATTCTGTAAGAGGTATTGTATCACCAGCACCATATTTAGCAAGTGATGCAAACTCCGCAAATGCTACATCTACTAATATGCCTACATCAGTACAAGCAGATGGCTATACAATTACTGGAGCTGGGGGTAGAACAAATACTAATGGAGAAGATTATGTATCTTGGAATTGGAAAGCTGCGGATCACGATAGGAATTTAGCTACTATAAATAATGACGGTAATATTACAAGTGCGGTTAGTGCAAACCGTGCTGCTGGGTTTAGTATAATTACTTATTCTCCTAATGATACAGTTGGTATGACTGTTGGGCATGGTTTGAGCCAAGCTCCTCAAATAGTATTTTCTAAAAGGCTAGATAGTGCTCAAGATTGGGGAGTTTACACCAATGTATCTACAGGTAATACTACAACTAATTGGTTATCTTTAAATGATACTGATGCTTATGGTTCTGGTAGTTTTATGACTTTGAATCCTACTACTTTAGAGCTTCCTCAAACAGGTGCATTTTGGGGATATGGGACAAAACAAATTGCTTATTGTTATCATTCAGTTACAGGGCATAGTTCTATTGGGCAATATACCGGATCAGGGGCTTCAGGTAAGACTGTTACAGTAGGATTTGAGCCTTCTTGGGTTTTAATAAAAAACGCTACATCAGCAGGTTTATCTTGGTCTATATGGGATAATCAAAGAAGCCCATCTAATCCAAGAAATCTTGCGGCTTGGGCTGATTATGCGGGTGGTGATTACACACAAACAAATGGACTTAACTTTAATAGCACCAGTTTTGAATTAGTTAATGCTGCGAACTGGTTAAATAAAAGTGGAGATACATTTATATATATGGCATTTAAATAAAATTAAATATGGCAAAAAAACGTTTTAAAGATACAGGCGTTGGGAAATTTTTATTAGAAAAAATTCCTAATGTCGTTGGCGCAATCGCAGGTGACACACCTGTAGGCTCTGTAATACAAGCTATTATAGGCGGCTCTGATATGTCAGAAGCTGATAAAAAAATTGCACTTAAAAAATTAGATATTGAAAGAGCTGAAATAGATGGTACAACAAGACGCTGGGTAGCAGATGCAACCTCGGGATCATGGCTTGCAGCTAATGTTCGGCCTTTAACCTTAGTTTTTTTAACAATAAGTTATGTAGCCGGCTGGTATATGGGCTACCCTTTAGATTCTATAACCGGTCTTCTTACAATTGTAATTGGCGGTTATTTTGGATCGCGTGGAGTTGAAAAAGTATTTGGGAATAGTAAACATAAATAAAAAAAATGCAAGATCTAAAAATATATGGGATCAGTCTTGGGGGTATAACATTTTCGTTTATGCCGGATATAAACCCAATGTTACAAACAATAGTTCTTATTTTAACTATTGTATATACTATAATTGGTATAACACAAAAATTAAAAAAATAAAATGAAATACTTCGATAAATCTGAATTTAATAATTTTGAAATGATGGATGAAAAGCTTTTATCTATGTTAGATGAAATGCGCGGAATTTATGGTTATCCAATTAAAATTACATCTGACTATAGAAGTCCTGAACACCCAATAGAAGCTGCAAAAGAGCAGCCAGGTGAACATGCATATGGTGCTGCAGTTGATATTGTAAGTGATGGTGGCGGAAAAACATTTAGATTAGTTAAAGCTGCAATTGAAGTTGGATTTACTAGAATAGGTATTAGTAGAAAAAGAGGATTTATACATTTAGGAATTGGCTATCCAGGCGCTCCTAAAAAAACAATTTGGACATATTAATAAAAATTTAATGAAATTAATTAGAAAAATATCAATTGGTCAAGATTATAAGAATGAAGCAATGCATTATTCTGTTGGCCAAGAGGTTTATGGTGGGCATACAATATGCGATATATTACAAGAAGAAGATTGCTATAAAATATTTATTAAAAAAAATGATGAGGTATTACCTTGGAAACATTTTAATAATAACATGGCAATATCTGTAGAATATAATTTGGATTACTAAATTGAGATCAATTCAAAATTACATTATTTCTTGTAATAATAGGTATAATAACTCTAAAAAAATAGAAGACAAAGAGTTAATCTTAAATACTGAAATTACTGAAAGAGATTATCAATTTGTTAATAGAATAGGTATTATAAAATCAACACCACTTTATATAAAAACGCCTGCTCAAATAGGAGATAAAGTAATTTTACATCATAATGTTTTTAGAAGATGGTATGATATAAGAGGAAATGAAAAAAATTCTGCTGCGTTCTTAAGTGAAAATGATTATATAGTTTCACCAGAAGAAGTTTTTGCTTATAAAAGAAACAATAAATGGCACTGTTTTGATCAATTTTGTTTTGTAAAGCCAATAAAACAAAAATCAAAATGGGAAGGTTTAAAGGAAAAAGATTTGCAAGGAGTGCTTGTGTATAGCAATAATTATTTAAAAGAATTAGGGCTATCCGAAGGAGACGTGGTAGGGTTTAAGCCTGACTCTGAATACGAATTTAATATAGATGGCCAAAAATTATATAGAATTTTATCAAATTATATAACTACAAATTATGTCGAGGAAACAAAGAGTAATTGATGCTGCAGAAAAAGCTTTAATAGAACTTGAAAAAGTTATTACACAAAAAATAAATTTAAAAGAATTAGATCCTGAAAAGGCTAAAATATCTGCGCAAGCAAAATGGGTTGCAATTGATGACTCATTAAAAATTATAGAAAAAATTGAACAGTTATCCGAAAACAAAAAAGAAAAAAAATCTCAAAAGTTTTTAGGTGTAGAAGACAGAATTAAATAATGTACAAACAAAATTTATATTCAATTCACACAAGCCATTTAAAGGATAAAAAAATAAAAAATAAAAACAGGTATAAAAAATTTAAACCCGGTTATAATGAGGAACTTGATTGTGTAATAATTAGTAAAGACGGTACAATAGGTGATATATATGAAATTCAAGGTCTAAAGGTAGCAATACCTCAAATTCCAAAACAAATAAACGGATCTAATTTAAAAAAAGAAGATCAAGTATTTATTAAAAGAGAAAGACCTCAATCACTTAATAGAATAAAAACTATATATGATTTTAAACTTAATAAAGAAGACCTTAAAGAAAAATATTATAAGTACATTGATATTGAGTTTAATTATCGGAATGATGGTTATTGGTTCATGTGCAACGGTGTCCCGTGTTACATTACAGGGTCACACTATATATACCTCAACTGGACTAAAATTGATGTCGGCTCACCCGATTTTAGACAGGCCAATAGAATATTCTTTTATTTTTGGGAAGCCTGTAAATTGGATTATAGATCCTATGGCATGTGCTACCTCAAGAATAGACGGTCTGGTTTCTCCTTTATGGCGAGTTCGGAAGTGGTTAATATTGCAACAACAACCAAAGATTCAAGGTTTGGCATTCTTTCTAAGACAGGAGGCGATGCTAAAAAAATGTTTACCGACAAGGTGGTACCTATATCCACGAATTACCCATTCTTTTTTAAACCGATACAAGATGGAATGGAACGCCCTAAAACAGAATTATCGTATAAGGTCCCGTCAAGAAAACTTACAAGGAATACAATTAAAGTTGCAG